ATTTGAGGCATGTTTGCAATAATGGTTGGAATTGCCTGAATTATACCTTTTACCAAGGTGATGATGATATTTACACCGGTAACCAGTACCTTCGGGGCATTATCGTTAATAATACCGGCAATGTTGGAAACTATCGTCGGGATATTTTCAACTAGTACAGGAATGCTATTTGCAATACCTTGAACAAGGTTCATGATTAGATTCAGTCCCGAATCAATTAATTGCCCAGCATTTGCTCTTAACTGTCCTGTGAACTGTGTTATCATTGGTAATACGTGAGATAACATATTCGGTATGCCCTGCGTCAGGCCGCTGGCAATACTATCCATCATAGAAATGCCGCTTTGTATCAACTGCGGCAATGTTGTTGTAAGCGTTTGCCAAATCAATGGCGGTAACGCTGTAATCATGCTCTGAATCATCGGCTGCAAATTGCCTGTCAAAAATGTGTTAACTGAGCCCAGTAGGGTTTGTAAATCTCCTGTAACGTCTCCACCTGTTGTTAAATCCGCTAAAAAGTTTGTTGCTGCCGCCTTCATGGCTCCCATGGAGCCGCTAAAGGTTGTTGCCGCCTCATCAGCTGCAACGCCTGTTAAGCCAAGGTTTTGTTGTACATCGTGTATTGCAGCGTAAACATCGCCTAGGTTTTCTATATCATAGTGTGTTACTTCGCCAGTTGTCTCTTGATGTATCTTTTCGGCATCAGCAAGAAGTCGCTCCATCTCAGTTTTAGTGCCGCCATACCCGAGCTTCAGATTATCTAGCATCATGTAGTTACCTTTTGCGAATCCTTGATATGCGTTCTGGATGAGACCTATATCTGTTCCCATTTTTGCAGAGTTATCTGCCATGTCTAGGATTGCCTGGTCTGCCGCATTTGCTGCACCCTGGATATCGTCACCGAATGCTTTTTTTAAGCTTGCACCAAATGATACAGCTTGTTCTGCATAGCTGTTCATGTCAATGCCTGCCTCTTGAGCTTCCTTTGCCATATCTTTCATACTTGCAGCTGCATCTCCGTAGATAGTCTCAAGACCACCGAATGATTGCTGTAAATCTCCGCCTGCATTTAACGATTCTTTGATTACTGTTCCTATTCCAGCTGCTGCAATCACGCCTTTTAGTTTTCCTACAAGAGACATCCCCATGCTTTGTCCAGCGCTCTCTCCCGCTGCGGTTATGTCCCCACCTATAGCTTTGGAGATGCCAGAACTAAATCCTTGAGCAGATGGTACTAATTGAACATATGCTTTTGCAATTTCTGACGCCATTCTTTTACCTCCTGTGCTTCTCGTCAAATTCTTTCATAGCCGCCTCAAACTCCTCTGCTGAATCATACGCTTCGATATCACTCTCTTTTTCTTCCTCTTGTTGATTTAACAATTTGGCTAATACCGAAGGTGGTCTATTTTTATTCTTTGCTCCATCCTTGGTTTTGGACCATAACAAGAGTTGCAATTTATCCACTGCACTGGCTAGCAATATTGTATTTAATGGATGTTTGAGACCTGCTATTTTCATTTTTATTCTCGAATCTTCCCTCAGTCCAACAGAAAAGGTCGCTACCCTTTCAGGAGATAGCGACCTATAATCATAAATGTTGTAATATTCAGCTAAATCACATTCTAGGGCACTCTCGTCGAGTGCAATCATGTTGGCGAGGGCTAGGAGTTTTTTAATTCTTTAGCTCCATCAAAAATACTCATGATATCCTTGAATAAAATCACCGGCGAAGTATATCCATCATGATTCTCTAGTATGAACTTTTCGAGTGCCTCTCCCTTGTCTGCAAAGATAAGCTCTTCAACTTCGGACATCACTTCGATAAATTCGAGAACAATCTGTCCATCCTCTTCACCTTCTTTAACATCTTTGAATTTATTCATCTTGGCGAGCTGTTTTATAACTCGCCAGTCTCCAAGTATTCTCTCGTCTATTTCGTATTCAAATCCCGATTTCGTTGTGCCCTTCATGATCTATCTCCTTATCCTTCTATGTACTCATAATGAGTGTTCTCTGCTGCATCTGGAGCGGCTGAGATTGTTATCTCATAGCCGATAGCTTCATCGTCCTTGTAGGTGATTTCTCCCAGCTCTGTAATTTTTCCAGATGGAATGACGATTCTTTTCTTTTTCTTGCCCTTCAAAAGCATATCGATAACCCATACGGATGATTCTGCTTCATCAAGTGAAGCTTCAATTGCAATATTTCCGCTCTCATCCACTGTTACATGGTCATCTCCATACACAGTCTTAAGGACGTTAGGGTTCATTGACTCGATGAGGGTTGTTGCAAATGTATCGCTCTTTTCTGTTTGAGAAGAGTTTACTATTGCACCGCCCCATGCTTTGATATCTTCGCTTTCTGCGGTGTTCTCATTAGTGAGACCATCTTCTGAGCAATAGCCCAAGGATACAAACGCTTCTGCAAGTGCAGTTGTTGCATCTGTTGGAAGTGTTGTTCCTAGTGGTGCTCTATAGACAGCACCGCCTACTTTAGGTTTGCCCGTTGATACTTTGCTAGCATCTGACATTTTTCTACCTCCTTAATATGTTAAATCGAACACCGCTTGATATCGGTATTCTTTTCTTGTTGTATCTGTAAAATTGTAATCACTGTTGAGCGAACATCTTGCGACGTCGCAACTGGCTATAATGCCAAATGTGCTTGTTCCGTCACCTAACATCGCATCTTTTACAGCTTCATTTAGTTGCATAGCTCCAAGCAACGTGTCAGAGTAGCTCTGAATCACAAGTGTTGCTCGGTTTATATGATTCTCCCTGCTTGAACCGGTTTTTTCGATGAGAACATACTCATTGATTGACTGGTCTGTTAGCTTAAAAAGCGATACAGGTACATCTAGGTGCTTTTTAAGATAATCATTAACTGTTATTTCAATCATCTTTTTTCTCCTAGCCCCTCAGAGCTTTAAGTAGCTCGTTGTCCTGCAAATTTCGATAATATGTATCCTTATCAGATGTCATAATCGATACATTTGCTCTAGTTCTTCCAACATATTCTGACTTCTCATAATTGCCGCTTGTGCGATTAATGATTGCATCAGCTTGCGCATTCAACTCTTGCATAACCTCATTGGATCTCAGGAGGTTTCCTATCTCAGCGCTATTGAGATATACTTTTGCTTTACTCATATGCTTCCACCTTCACTTGGGTGTTCCATGGTCCTGGAACGTTCTCCTCTGTCTGTGTGAGAGGGAATCCGTAGGATCTAAAACGTTGACCTTTGATGATGATTTCAGCATCTTTCCAGTTGTGTGTGTCACCTTTTGGAATGCCTAGCACATACGCAATTCTTTTACCGTAGATATTCAAATCTTCGATTGCTGCATCTGTGCTAGGTGTGCCAACGAGCACGTTTTCAACTTCAGCCTCTTGCGATACCACAATTGGCTCTCCTATTAGGTTTTTGCCCATTTCAGTTTTTTCGATTAATACAACCGTTTCGCCTTTAATCATGGCTTAAACCTCCTAGCGGATTGCTTGCACCTATTTTGTTGCCTGCCCCTAGCAGAGACTTCTCTGCTTTGGATATATACAGCTCTCCGGCTGTACCAGAACCCATTGTGAAGGTTTGGCTGTACCCTAGAGCTGACATTGTGGCTTGAGATGCACCCAAAGGAATACTTGCATCGTCAAAGCCTAGTGCTCTTGCAAGCATTCGGCACGATACAATCTTTTTAGCGTCTGCTTTTGCCTCCGAATTAATGCTGTCAATCATTACTGCAGCATCTTCCAGTAATATCTCTGCTGTAGCTTGCTCGCTTTCTGTGAGCTGCTTCGACATTCTTGCTTGAACATCTTCGACTGTTGCATATGCTGACATATTATGCTCCTTTACTTATCAGAGCTTTTCTTTGTCTTTGCCTTCTTTCCATCATCTGCTGTCTCGCTCTTGATCTCCTCAGACTCTGACTCGCTCTCTGATGTGCTGAGAGACTCTGACTCGCTCTCTGATGTGCTTTCTGACTCACTTACCGATTCTGTTGCTTGTGATTGAGCTGATACATCAGCGGCCAGCTTGTGGCCAGCCGCCTTGTATTCTTCAACTCTATCATCCGCTACAAGCATCTTGGAACCTGTGAGTGAATGGATAAATTCAACCATCGGTTAGTTAGATGCTGGCTGTAAGTCTGTTGAAGCATGATGTGTCAGCGCGGAAACCGACCTCAATCTCTGCCTTAACAGCGAACATATCCTGCTGCCATAAGTTAATCTCTGTCTCAGAGTCAACCTTAAGAGTTGCCTGGTTAGAGATATCCATCTTCACACCTTCTACTGTTCCGTAGAGGGCCTGTGTCCAGTCACCAGCAACACCGACAACAGCTGGAACTGCTGAATCGCCTGAACCAGAAGCTGCTTTATAAGCGCCCTTAGACTGCTGCACTGGAGCACCTAGGATTGTTGGAACTGAACCCTCGGCAATGCTATTGATGAAAATAGGTCTCTCGGTTGTATCCTTTGCAAGAAGAAGGATGCTCTTTCCTCTTGGAGAGATAACGTAGCCGTTTGTGATACCGTCGTGAGCTGCAATGTCAGCGTCTGCTGCAACAAGACCATCATAGGCATCTGTTCCGATATCCTGAGCTGTGACTGCTGCAAGAGTATCAAAGTTCTCACCTGGAGCTGCTACGTTACCAAATACAGTTGCATCGAACTTCTTTGCAAGAGCACCTGGTAAACGTCTAACAAGCTCATCATAGAGAGTCTCAAGGTCTCTCTTGAACTCATTGGAGAATGGAACGATTACGCTAAGCTTGTAAGCCTGCATGATCTTCTTTGAAAGCTCTGGGTTTGAAACTGTAATTGGGTCAGTCTCACCGCCCCATGCTGCCTCTACATCGCCAACTATAACTG